AGGGTTCTTCGGATGAAGCCGCACGCAGTAAGGCTGATTCCGAAGGTTCGTTATCGTTTTCTAAGCTCCACGAAGCGCAGCGGAGATCAGAAGCACAGCGCAGCGATGACATAGCGCAGCAGTAAGAGGGGTGCGGGGAAGTAGGCGTAGCCTCAATCCCCGCGCGTTAAACGGTGTCAGGTAGTATTATATAACTTGACATATATATGCTAACTGACACCTTGTTAATAGGTGTTAAAAGAAAAACACTTTTCTTTGTTGGCTTTCTTTTTTTTAATTTATTTGTTTCACTAAAATAGTTCTTTGACATGTTGGTAGATGAATTAGGTAGGAAATGTTTGACTTGGACGAATACTCGTCCAGTTATTTATTATGTTTTTGAATTTCTTTTAGAAAATGAATCATATGTTTTTGAGGATAATGCTTTGGTAGATGTTACTGAGGTTCGTAAATGGTGGCGTCGTGTTCACGAACGTTACGGTTTTCCCTCAGAGTTTCATTCAGAGCCTTTAATTCAAAAGATTTGTGATTGTTTGATGAAAGCATATTATTATAACTCTAATCCTTTTTGACTATGGCTTTAATTCCTTTACTTGGAGCAGGTATTGCTGCTCTTGGTAGCGTTATCGGTTCTTGGTTTGGCAAAAAATCGACTGATAACTCTAATAAAGCTAATTTGGAATTGGCGAAATATCAAGCAGAACAAAATCAATTGATGTTGGATCGTGCGTATAATCAAAATTTGCATATGTGGAATCAGACTAACGCTTATAATTCCCCAGTTGCACAGATGGCACGTTTAAAGTCTGCTGGTTTAAATCCAAATTTAGTCTATGGTACTGGTTCTGTTACTGGAAATACAACCAGTTCTGCTCCTCAGCTTGAAGCTGCTTCTTATGATGCGCCTAATATACGTCCGTATACTGGTTGGAATTTAGGTTTGACTGATGCGGTTGCCACTTATAATCAAATGAGGTTGCAAGATGCGCAGATTGACCAGTTAAAGGCAAATACTGCGCTTACTACTCAGCAAATTATTACCGAGGGTAAAAAAGGTTCTAATTTAGGTATTAATACGGAACTTGGTAAGTATAATCTTCGAATGATGCAACAATTGGAAGAAACTAACTTATCACAGGCAAAAGCTAATTTAGAAAAAACTCGTTCCGATACTTCTTTAAATTCGATTCGTTCTCAGTTGATGAAAGCGGATTTAGATATGAGACCTTATCAGATTGAGAAATTGGCTAATGAGATTGAAGGTATTAAGACGGAAAATGAACTTAAAAATTTTGAGTTGACTATGGGAGCTAAATATGGTCTTTCTCGGAATTCTCCCGAATGGCTTCGTATTTTAGCTAT